TCATCCTCAGGATATCTGTCAGAGATATACTGATATATGTACCTGTTGTTGCCATATATCTCAAAGTTTTCTACGTTATCATGACTTCTAATAAATTCTCTGGTCTCTCGCACTGTGCCAGGTTGTATACTCTGCACATATTTGCCATCTAGTGTTCTATACTTTGTTTTTTTCTTGCTAGGAACAAACATCGTGGGTTGAAAAGATTCTCTTGATGTAAAACTTTTACCATTTTCATATCCACGGACGAGAAAATCATTCCCGACCATCTGTACATTTGTATAATATCTCATGCAGACATGATAGCATGTTCACGTTCTCTAAACAACCTTACAAAATTATTGAACATGTATTGTATATCTTTTTTGCTCATATATGGTGGTGGCATGTTAAGATATGTTCCTTGATCATCACTTCTCATCTCAACTATAAGATCTTTATCAATAAAACCAGCATCTACACACATATCTCTCATGGGTGTGCCATGGTAGGGTGTGAATATAAAGGCATTGGTATCATCGCATCCCAATTGTGCTGCTAAGTCAACAGACTTCATACAACTCTCCATGGTTTCATATGGATATCCTATAATAAAATTACATGTAGTGGATAAACCTGCTTCTCTAGCAATTCTAAAAGCATCAATTGCTTTTTGATTATCATATACTCTACCTATAACATCTTTACGAAATTGTGGATCTCCATGCTCTACACCCATATTCAACTTCAAACATCCCAATTCTTTCAAAGTTTTTGCTTGATGATGTGTCAATAACTCTGGTCTAGTTTGTGTGAAAAATGGTAATTTATATTTGGAATACATCTCTGCCCACTCATCAAAACCTTTTTTAGACATAGTAAGAAATGTATCTGTGACAATCCATAAAAACTCAACTTGAATTGTGTCAATAAGATGTTTTATTTCATCCTCCTGATGTTCTACACTTCTCTTTCTAAAGAATAAACTATCAGTCTCCTCCTTATACAACCCTGCATTAGATGGTGAGTTGCAAAACTTACACTTAAATGGACATCCTCTTTGCGTTTCGACTGTAGCAATCTTGATTATCTTTCCTTGGAAAGGTCTATACAATGATCTCTTGTCAAATATCTCATGATCTGTAGAAGGTAAAGTATTTACATTCATCGCAGGTCTCATTGGATTAGGATGAACATTTAATAGATGATGTCCTGTTTTATTTTGACTAATATGATCCATCAATTCTGGTACTACCTCATCACCTTCTCCTCTAAGAATGTAATCACACTTACCTTCAAATGCTTGTGGATAATATGTGACAAAAACCCCACCCACAACATTTATAAATTTTCTATCAGAAACCTGATCCATAAATTTATTCCACAGATAGTATGTGTCTTCTACAATTGATGATATAATAACATCTGGTTTATAATCTATTACCTTCTTTCTCCATGCACTGTACATATTGGTGTCTTCAAGCATGAAAAAAGAGGGGTCTAGATCACTTCTTTCCCACTTATACTCAGGAAACATTTGTCTTTTTGCTCTCTCTACATCTCTATCTGGTCTAGCAAAATTCTCTTCGTCATCAACAGGATACCATGTGGCATCAAATAATTCTATGTTACTATAACCTGCTCTTTTCAAACATGCAGTTATGATTGCAACACCACCAGGTGGTGTCACTCTCATGTGCTGATTTGGATATAACCATAGTATTCTAAGGTTTTTCTGTGACATTTTTAGCTGTCAACGCTTGATAATTATCTAGATGACGTTTGTCTGGATCTAGTATAGTCAAAAAACTGTCTGATGACATCATTACCTCACGTTGACTAGAGAATGATGGCCATGATTCTAAGTACTCACCCTTCAACTCGAAGGGTTCTATGAGTTTACAGTCAGGTTCACCAGGCACTATTGCTGCAACTTCTTCCACTCTAGCAACAAGGACTAGATCTTTTTTAAATATTATAAGTTTTATCATAAAGAAAGACTTCTGGACTTTAAGTTTACCACAACTGTACGTACTTTGTCAATATAACCTTGATTTCTTAGTTCTTTGAACACCATGTTCTCAAAACCATACTCTCCATATTTCTGTAATGAAACTGACCTACCATCTCTAAGTTTCTTTACTAATTCTTTCAACCCATCTGCATTTTCATTCTTGATGAGTGCATCTATTTTGGATTTGAAATTGTTTACTTTCTTTTCTATGTCTTTCTCATCCACATCACCTTCGATACGTGTTGGTTCTTGTATCCATGATTTTTTCAATAGACTATACACACCTTGACTCTTCTTACGAGTGACCTTAGGTCTTTCAATGTATGGTTCTGCCTTGACACCATAGATCGTGACGTTGTGTGTCAATTCCCATAGTGTTTTCTTGTCCATATAATATTGGTCAAGTAAATCTGGATTACAATCAGGTATAAACTTAGGATCAACAACTATGTGTACATCTAAGTCAGAGTATTGTGTATAATTATACCCTGCATTACCACCTAATAATAATACATCAACTAATGCCCTCTCATCCAAATCAACATAAGCAGCGAATGCCTCTGCAAAATTCATCAATGCCTCACGTACCTCAGGCTTGAGAGAATCCCCGATCCAGAATGCTGGATTGAGGATTTCTGTGAACCTCAGAGTCAGTGACTCTCTAAGGTCTTTAGGTTTTATGTGTCTAAGAACTCTTGAATACATGTATGTATTTAGAGCCAATCTTTTCGCTGTTGTTGTTCTGGTATAATCTTCTCAATGTCTATGAGAAGTAATCCGTCTTTGAAATCTACTTCCTTGACAACAAGTTCTTCTGGTAGTGACCACGCACGAGTGAATGCTCGTTGTGCTAGTCCTCGATGCATGTACTCATGCTCTACTCCATCTGCCTTCTTGCCTTCTATCACAAGTTGTCCTTCTTGTGTATAGACTTTTAGATCCTCTTTCTTGAAGCCTGCTGCTGCTACCTCGACCCTATACTCATGATTCGATAACTTTATCGTATTATAAGGTGGGTAGTTCTGTATTGGTGTGTCGAATTGCTGCTGCCATTCATCGAAACCAATCATATTACGTCTTATCTTTTGTAGATAATCGTGTGTATCTCCAACAGTCAGCGTAACACTGCCATCTGTTCCAAACATGGTGACCTCCTTGAGCGTCTAATTGTAATGTCCCTATAAGGCGACAATACTATTTACTAATTCACTCCCACTTTTCCATAACTATTTCTATAGTGTTGTCTACATCTTTATGTTCGGTTGTTACATTAAATCCTTTTGACTCTGCAGTTTCTACTACAGCAAATCTTGCATATACCTGAGTTATTTTTTCTAAAAATCTTTCAATAGGTAATGATTCATGCCAAGCATCAACCTCAGTAACTAATTCAAATACTCCATCATCATTGATCTTGAATCCAGCTGTCATCGGTCTCATGACTTCTAGAGTTGTATCGTACTTAGTTACTCCTATTTGAACTTGAACCTGTTCATGTTCATGATTAGAAGGGTTATTCAGCATTACATTTTCTGTTCCAGTATACCCAATAGTATGCAATGCTTTGATTAGGAAATCTTTATCCTTCAGTTTCGTTTTGATGTTGGTGAAGTGAGACATTTTGTTTTTGATAGTATTCGGGTTTCAACTCTCTAGCATTTACAATACCTAGAGTCTCTTCTATTTCTTTCGTAATACCTATACAGGTACCATCTGTTACTCCTTGAACTTCCTCAGTGACAGTTCCATCCTGAGTAATCCGAAAAATAATTCTTTGCATTAGTGTCTACAGTTATTGCGGTTCAGTCTTCTTCTTACCAATATTATACTTTGTTTCTAACGTCCAATTTCCTTTATCTTTATATGATATAACTTTGATTTGATTTAATGGTGCTATATCAAGTGGTTCATCTATCAGAGTGGTCACCAATCCCCAGTCACTGAGTAATTGTATAATTCTATTTCTTCTTTGAACATCATTGACACTAAGATTTGCTCTCTTACCATCAAGGGCAAACAGTTCCTTGAAGTGTACAATATAATACTTACCTTGCTTGTGAAGAATGTGGCAAGATTGATATAACTTCTGTTCTTTTCTGGATGCTACTCCAATTCTTGTAAGAGTTTCTCTGACTTTCAGAAAGTCATCTGGTTCAGATAATAATATCTCAACCATTTTATCAGGTGACCACTGATACTCAGGTTCCAT